AGTAGGCGAGCGAGGACGAGCCCCTGACCCCCAGGCCGGAGAGTATGCCCGCCTGTGGGAAGAGCGCGGCGAGCGCGAGCCTGAGCGCGAGCGGCGTGGTGCCGTCCGCGCCGTCGTTCCTGATTCCGAGAGCTACGGTTGCCATTCTCTGTCCTCCCTGCTAGATGTACGTGTCCCGCCACTCGACCTCGACGGTACCTGAGCCGGTCGCGGAGAGCGCGAGCGTGACCTCGCCGCCTGGCGGCACCGACGGGAAGCCGCGCGACGAGAGCAGCCGCGAGGCGTCCACGCCCGCGACGCTGGCCGTGCGCGACAGGCAGTCGAGCGTGACCGGCTGCGCGCCCACGTGGCCGTCCCACGCGAGCTGCGCGCCGGTGGACGCGTCGGTGAGGACGAGGCCGCCCATGTCGCCCGAGGCGGTGATGATGGGATACGCGGTGGACGTGCCGTCGTTCCTCAGCGTCGCGACGTTCGCCACCGCGCCGCCGTCCCCGAAGGAGAGCGGCCAGGCGAGGCCGTGCGGGGCGTCCGCATGCCACGCGAGCGCGCCCGCCGAGGCCCCCGGCGAGAGGTACGCGCGGCGGGGGGTGGTGCCGTAGCGGCGCGGGTCCGGGCAGACGATGGTGAGGGCGAAGGTCACGGCCCCGCCGCGAACCCCCTTGCCGACCTCGGCGGTGAGCGCCCCGGTCGCGTACGTCTCGGCCACGCCGTCATCGACGGCGATGGACACCAGGCGGTGGGCCATGGCCCCCAGCGGCGCGAGCGACGAGACCGCCTCCGCCCTCGTCCTTCCGAGCGCGTACCCGTCCACCGTCACGGTCCGTGACGAGTAGGTGACCTGCTCCGGCGAGAGCCCGAAGGCCCCGTCCGCGAGCTGGCGCTCGGTGAGGCTCCACTTGCCGTCGGGGGTCCCGTACCACCCTGCCAGCCCGGACGCATGCAGGCCGGGAGCGCCGCCCGGAGGCGCCAGGCGCGCGGCCCTTCCTCCCCCCTCGATGGTCACCGCCAGCACGTCCATCAGGACACCTCCATCGCAGCGCGCATCGCCGACCTGCTGAGGATGGCCGCCGCCGCGTACATGTCCTGGTCGCTTCGCACGACCCTGGTGCTGAAGCTCTGGTTGACCACCGTCGTGCGGCCGGGCGCGGGGTACGGGGAGCCTGCCCTCGTCGTCGCCCACGCGAACCCTGGCGCGCCCGTGGCCATGGCGTCCGCCAGGCGTCCGCCGATGCCGGAGACCAGCGGCTCGACCTCAGAGCCGAAGGCGCGCTCGATTCCGCTGCCCAGGCCGCGCATGATGGCCATGCCGTGCGGCACGAGCAGCCTGCGGTCGTACTCTATGGGGCCCTTGTGCTCGGCTATCCAGTCGGCGATGCCGCCGACGAAGCCGGCCACGCCGTCCCATGCGCCCTTGAGGCCGCCCAGGAATCCGTCCATGACGCTCCTGCCGGCACCGACGAGGAGCCCTCCCAGGTCGCCGAGGGCGGACAGTATCCTGCCGGGCAGGTCCGCGAACCAGTCGATCACCTCGGCGCCCTTCTGCGTCGCGCCCGAGAGGAGCCCGCCCACGAAATCCAGGCCTGCCAAGAGCATCTGGCCGACCGCTCCGGCGACTGCGGCCACTGCCTGCAGGAGCAGCGTGCCTATGGCCGCGAGTATCTGCGGTGCGTCGTTGATGACCGCCGTCGCGAGTGCGAGGAAGAGCGTCACGGCTGCGGCCAGGATGGTCGGCAGGTTGTCTCCGATGGCGGCGGCGAGGAGCTGTATCACCATCGTCAGGGTGTCCACGATCTCCTGCGCGTGCTCGGACATGTACGTCATGACACCCACGATGATCTGCGCCACCGCGACGAGCAGGTACGGCAGGAGCTGAGCCGCCTGGGACAGGAGCGGACCCACCACGGACGCGATGCCGGCTAGCAGCGACTGGGCCTCGCCAGCCCAGTCGACCCCGGAGAGGTACCCGCGTACCGTCCCGAGCGCGCTCGCCGCCGCGCCGACGAGCCCGGCCGCCGCGTCGGCCACGACCGGCAGGAGGGTCTGGCCCACCTGCGAGACGGCCTGCGGAAGGTACGACACGACCGTCGTGAACACCTGCCCCACGCGCGGGGCGACGTTCGTCACCACGTTGTCGACGGCCCCGAGCAGGTTGCCCACGAGCGCACTCACGTCTGCGTCCGGGTCGGCCAGACCCGTCAGGAGGTTCTCCCACGCCGCCTTGGCCATGGTGACGCTGCCCTCGATGGTGCCGGCCGCCTCCTTGGCGGTGGTCCCGGCGACGCCCTGCGCCTCCTGCACCTGCTGGATGGCCTGCACGCAGTCCGCGAACGAGTCTATCGAGAGGTCGCTCGCCTCGCCGTTGGCGGCACCCCAGGCGTTGGCGTCGGCTATGAGCTGCTCCATGCCCTCCTTGGTGCCCGCGTATCCCAGCTTCAGGTTGTCGACCATCGTGTAGTTCTGGCGCGAGATGCCCATGATGGCGTTCTGCACGTCCTCGGCGTTCGAGCCGAAGACGTTGACGTTGTCGCTCATGGCGCGCATGGCGACGTCGGCCATGTCGGCGGCCCTGGCGGTGTCCCCGCCGAGGGAGTTGATGAGCGCGGCGGAGAAGCTCGTCGCGGTCTGCATGTACTGGTTGGCGCTCATGCCGCTGGTCTGGTACGCCTGCGCCGCGTACGCCTGGAGCTTGCCGGACGCGTCGCCGAAGAGCTTGTCCACGCCGCCGACCATCTGCTCGTACGTCGAGTACGCCTGCACCGAGCCGCCCACGACGGACTGCGCGGCGCCCGCCACCGCGCCTGCGACCTGCTTGGTGACGTCCCACATGGCGTTGCCCATGGCCACGCCCCTGGCGATGGCGCCCGAGGTGATGCCCTCCACCTTGGAGGACGCCTGGTCGTCCACGCCTATCCTCACCATGAGGTCCAGCAGGTTCACCTTGTCACACCACCTTCAGCCCGGCACCGTCCACGACGCGGCGCGCTATCTCCCCGAACCCCTCGCTCGGCCGTTCCCTCGGGTCGAGGTCCCCGAGCAGCGCCGTGTACGGGCGCTCCACGTACTCCCCACGCGCGGCGGCCCTAACGCTGTCCGCGACGTACGCGCGCCACAGGGCGCGCTCCTCGTCCTCGCGGGATCGCGCGCCGGCGTAGGCTAGGAACGCGCCTACGCTCCCAGGTCCCCGGTACTCCCCGAGGCAGAGGAGGAGGCTGCGGCCACCCCTGCGGGAAGCGAGCCTAAAAAAGCGAGTGCCTCCTCGTCGGTGAGCAGCTCGACCAGCCCCTGCAGGACCTGCGGGAGCGTGTGCGTCGCCTTCCACTCGCCGGCCTCCTGGCCGTCCGTGGCGGCGAGGATCGCGATCACGTCCTCCCCGTGCTCGGAGAGGAGCAGCGGGGCGGCCTTCGCGATGGCCTCCGCCTTGCCCGAGGAGCCGTCGGCGGCCCTGAGCGCGTCCGCCACGCGCTGGTCGGTGGCGATTGCCACGACCCTCGGGATGAGCACGCCCAGCACGTCCATGGCGCGGTCAGCGCCGATCTCGGAGAGCCTCATGCCTACGCCCCCGCCGTCTCGTCGGTGCCGGCCTTGACGTACACCTCGTATGGAACCTTGTCCGGGGCGTCCATCGAGTAGTGGGCGGTCAGCTCGAAGTCCATCTTCCCCTTCTTCTTGTTGCCCGACTTGAAGGAGAATCCGCCGGTCGAGAGGGCGTTCTCCATGTGGATGGCGAGGAACCCTCCGTTCTTGTCGCCGTTCTTGTCGGAGTAGTCGCCGACCCACCAGACGTCCATGAAGTCCGCCTCCGTGAGGTCGTTTCGAGGCACGACGTGCGTGGAGTTCCCAGAGTCGACGTCAGCCGCGCCCACGAGCTGCCTCACGATCTCCGCCGTCGCGGTGACGAGCGTGCCGGACATGGTCACCTTGATCGAGTCGAGGCGCTTCAGCTCCTTCATGTTGGTCGGGCAGTTGTCGATGTCCTCGCCGAAGTCCGTGTAGCTCGGCTTGGCCTCGAACTCGACGCCGCCGCTCGTGGCGCCGATGATGCCGGAGCCGGCCGCGGTCGCGGTCTTCGGGTCGAAGTTCCTGAGCATCAGCCCGGCATTCAGCTGCAGGTGCGAGAAGGTATCGGACGGTATCTGGGTGAACTTCATGCCTTTTGCTCCTTGTCTAGTCCGCGGTAATCCACTCGACCGAGACGTTTATGCGCCTGCGGCTCACGGCCGGGTCCTCGTCGGTGGCCGCCTGGCACCACGGCTCCCCGCGCGTGAGCCACATCCCGCCGCCGTCGCAGGCGAGGAGGACGCCCCCGAGCCCGATGGCCCGGGACAGCCCGCGTGCGCGGGCGTTGGTCGCGGCCTCTCCCTCGCCGCGCGTCCACAGGTCGACCGTGGCCGCCGTGGGCGCCGCGTCCCACGCGGACGTTGGCAGGGTGAAGGTGGCGAACGGGTACTCGGCAGAGTCGGGCACGTGCCCGTCCGCGTACGCCCTCGCGCCCGCTGCGCCTGCGAGCCAGGCCGCGAAGGCCGCCTCCGGGGTCACTCGCCCACCTCATCGGCCGTGACGCGCTCGGCGTCGATGCCGGACCCTGCGGGCACCGGCTGCGGCGTCGACGTGACGCGCAGCACGGTGCCGTCCGCCAGGCGCACCAGCTCGTGGAAGCGCAGGCCGGTGCCGCGCGGGCACAGGACCTCCCACGCGTCCCGCTCGCGCACCTTGCCTCCCAGCTCCGCCGGCTGCGCCGAGTCGCGGGCGCACGCCGCGCGGAATGTGTCGCCGTCGGAGAGCGTGTGCACGGTGCCGCCCTCCCCGTCCGGCTCCTCGGTGGCCACCAGGCGGGTAACCTCCTGGGACATGCGGTCGAGCAGGCTCACAGCTTCCTCCATCGGTTCAGGCGGGAGCGGAAGGCCGCCTCCCACGTCATGGGCAGCCCCGTGGCCGGGTCGGTCGCGCGGCTGTAGCTGTATCCCCCGAAGCTCTCGGAGGCGTACGGGCCTGCGGGCGCGCCCTGCGCCGCCTGCCACGCCTCTATCTCGGAGACGAGGTCCAGCAGCTCGCGCGGGACGCGCAGGGGCGTGACGGTGCCCTCGAACTCCTCGTCCGAGAGCCCGCCCGCGCCCCGCTGGTGCAGCCCGTCGTTGAGCGCTGACCCCGCCACGTCGCACCACTGGCCGTCCGCCAGCGGCAGCGCCTGCCCGGACGCCGGGTGGATCTCGCCGCCGGAGACCGACCAGCGCCCGCGCACGGGCTCGCCTGCGAACCGGTTGTTGACGCTCGCGAGGACCGCGCCCAGCACGGCGGCCATCAGGCGGCCGCCACCGTGCGCTTGACGCAGGCGATCAGCTGCGGGTAGAGCGCCTTCACGCCGCACAGCATGTCGAGGGAGACCGTGTCGGTCTTGGTCTGCATGTCGTAGCCGTACACGACGCGGATGCCGAAGCCTTCGTAGTTGGCCACGGAGGCGTTCGCGGCACCCTGGGGCAGCTCCAGCGGGCGGGTGACGAGGGCGAGGGCGTTCTTGTGGAAGACCAGGCCGTCGTCCTCGGCGCCCTTGGCGTTGGCGCAGTTCTGGTCGGTGTAGCAGTCCAGGCCGAACTTGCGGCCGATGCTGGCCTCCTGAAGGCCGGCGGTGTCGCCGGAGGCGGAGGCGTTGACGAACAGCTCGGTGTTGAGCAGGTCCGCCTCGATCTGCGGGCCGAAGACGAAGTTGCGGTCAGTGGTGGGCGCCTTGCCCTGCACGATGGCCTGACGCGCGGCAACGATGTTCGCCTGGGTGACTGCGGCGCTGGTGGCCACGGTCTTCTTGGCGGCCGCCACGCCGGCGGCGATGAGGTAGCCGTCCACCTTGTCCAGGAACGCCTGCATGGCGGGCGTCAGGAACTGTGCGGAGAAGTCCTCGATGGACATTGTCATCTCCTTGGACGTGACCGCGAAGGAGACGTCCAGGTGCTTGTCCATGGTGACGGTGTCCTTGGTCTCGGTCGCGTCCTGGACGGTCAGGGTGCCGGCGTACTCGTTGGCGACGAAGGTCGCGGGCTTGCGGACGCTGATGGTCTCGCCGACGCCGGGCACGAAGTCCCCGGAGTAGTCGCGGTAGACCAGGTTGGGCATGACCGCGTTGTTGCGCAGGACGTCCAGGGCCTCGCCGGCGATGACGTCGGCGGTGAGGATGGTGTTTGCCATTTCGGCTCCTTACTTCTGTTGCGAGTGCTTCCAGTTGATGTACTCGGTCGCGGTCATCTTGGAGAGGTCGGGCTCGGGCTCCGCCCCCGCCTTCGGAGGGGTCGCGGGCTCGGCGCCCCTGGTGGACGTGGTCGGGATGAAGTCCGCCCAGTCCTCCCTGATGCCCTTCTCCAGCTCCTCGGCACCCTGGATGGCGCCGTCCCTGACCTCGACCTTGGAGAGGTCCACCACGCGCATGACGGCGTCGAGCCGCTTGGGGTCCACGCCTGCCTCGGCGAGCAGCTTGCGGTAGAGGGAGCGCTTTGTGCGGTCGGCGTCCTTCGCGGCCACCTGCGCCTTGTAGTCCTCGAACGCCTTGTGCTCGTCCTCGTACCTGGACTTGAAGCCGTCGGGATCGCCCTTCTCCTGGGCCTTCGCGAGGTCCGCCTTTAGCTGCTCCACCTGCTTGCGGAGCCCCTCGGCCTCCTCGCCGCCCCTGCCCGCGGCCGCCGCCTTCTGCTTCAGCGCGTCCACGGTCTCGGCGTGCGCCTCGATGATCTCGTCAGCCTTCTCGTCCTCGATGCCCATTGCCCTGAGCATCTTGCGCGTGAGTGCCATTTCCCCTCCGTCCCCGCCCGGTGCCTCGGGCGGACGTGCGGCGTTCCCTGCCGCGTGGGGCGGGCGATGCCTGGCCCGCTCTTCGGGGGAGATGCTGGGCGTCGGGTCACGCCCCGCCGCCAAGTGCGGCGCGCATGATGGCCCGGTACTCGGACGAGTGCTCGGAGGCGGCCGGCACCAGGAACGGCTGGGCATCGGCCCTTGACGTGCCCAGCTCGACGTAGCGGCCGTACTCGACGTTGGTGCCTATCGCCTCGTGGTGGGCGTCCAGCTGCGCGTGGGTTATGGAGTTGCGCAGCCTGCCCGTGTCCACGGGGCACCTCGCCTTCGCGTGGCCCTCGGCGGCCAGGCCCACCTGCTCCAGGCCGCGCGAGAGCGCCGGGGCGAGCGCCGATAGCCACTCCTGCGTGTGGTCGCTCACGTCAACGTTGTTCGCCATTCCGCATCACCTCGCGGCCATGGTCGCCTGTTGGTCACGCGGCACGAAAGAGGCCCCCGCCGTGGTGGCGGGGGCCTAAATCTTGGTCGCGTTTTGGAACCGGCTAGGAGCGCGCCGCCTCTTCGGTCGCGAAGCGCTCCATTATCCTCTGCTCTAGACGCTTCTCGAAGTCTGGCTCTTTCCCAAAATCCGCTTGGAGGTCGAGGGCATATTTAACCTCGTCGTGATATAGGCGCGCATCGTAATCCGAGAGGGCGTCTATGATGCCGTCGAGCAGTGTTCCGTAGTCGTCATCCGGCAGCCCTGAAGTCTGCTTCTCCACCTCATGCAAAACGCTCAATTCGCACCCCCAGACATGTTTCCAGCACAGCAAAAAGACCTTTTTCGTCGTCCTTGTACAGTCCCCTGAATCTGTCTATTGTGGCCTTATCCAGAGTGTACCCGCCAAATAGGTTGATTGGCTATGTTGAACTTGATTATCGATCCATCGTGGCATGCAATTACACCGAACGAAGCGCCACTGTTCCTTACGCTTCTAATGTCTTCCAGCGACGGCATGCTACTGCCTGGGTGATTATGCATAATCACGACATGATGCCCCGCGTCCCTGGACTCCTCGATGGAGTTTGACAGCTTCTTGCCAATGCTCGCAGAGAACGTGGCCATCTGGCTTGTCTCGCTTCCGATTCTGGTATGGGCGTCAAGGTCGTACGCATATATGTCCTCGTACAGTGTCCCGCTCCTGTGCCCGAGCATGCGCTTCATGTCCTCGTGGACGAGCGGCGCCATTTCCTCGCCGAACACCCTCTCGACGTTCTTCCGATACGACTTCCCGCTGACCTTTTCCATGTTAACGACAGCCCTCCTCTCGGCGTCCCTCCTCGCCGCAGCCGTCTTGAAGTGCTGCTCCCTCTCCATGACGCCGCGCAGCATCTCCTGCTGCTCCGCGCGGGACATGGCTGGGAAGTCTCGGCCCGTCTTGCCTCGACGCCCCAGCTCGTCGGTGATGGCCTCGCGCACGCGCGCTCTGCTCATGCCGGGCCTGCTCGCGGCCTTGCCCACGGCGGGCGTGTCCATGAACTCCTTGAGGCTCCTGCCGCTGGGCTTGGGCCTCTTCGGGTCGCGCCCCGCCTTCCAGTCCTCGTAGCTGGTCTCCAGCTTGGACTCGTTGCGGTCCTCGAAGGCGTCGTAGCCCGGCACGGAGGCCACCAGGGTGCAGCGGCAGTTCCACACCTCAGAGGCCGGCCCCGTGGGGTCTCCCGGGTAGCGCAGGCCGTTGCTGAACTTCCCGTCATCGCCCACGACCTCGCCGTCGAGCTGGCGGTGGCTGTCGCGCGTCCGGCTGTCCAGCGTGGCCATCCAGCGCGCCCGCACGTCTATGCCCATTCCGCGGGCACGGTCGTAGGAGGAGACGCGCCCGGCGTTCTCGGCGCCCGTGAGGGCGGTCCTGGCGGCCCTGGTGGCCGCGCGCTCGCCCATGTCCACCACTGAGCGCAGGCGGCGCGCCGCGGCCGGCACCGACTCGCCGACGAGCACGCTCTGGGTTATCGCGCTCGTGACCTTCCTCCGCGCCCACGCCTCGGCCTTCGAGGGCTCGGGGCTCACCTGCGGGAGCAGGTCCGGGTGGTCGCGCACGAGGACGGCCACGGTATCGGCGTCCACCAGCGTCCAGGAGGTATCGACCTTCGCCGCCTCTTCCACCTGGAAGGCCCCGTAGTTGGCGTTCTCGGCGTAGACCGCCGGGCTCGCGCCGTTGACGATGGCGGCCGCCTGCTCGTCGCACCTGGCCATGTCCCTTGCCAGCTGGTCCACCATCCGCGCGTACCACGTGGCGTCCGCCGCGCGGCCCCTGCGCCATGCGGCAAGCTGGTCGGCGGTCATCTCGCCGGCATCGACCCTGGCCGCCATGGTCGCATCGGCCTCTGCCTGGCGCTCAAGGTCGGCCCTGGCCTTCTCGGTCATCTTCCTGTAGGCGCGGGAGTAGGCCGCGTGCAGGCGTTTGGACAGTCTGCGGATCTCCTCGTCCGTGGCGTCGTGCGCCGGGTCCGTGGCCATCACTCGGACGCCCCGGCGCCGTCACCGCCCGAGACGCCGAAGCGCTCGGCGTCCTCCCCGTCGGCTCGGGCCAGTATCTCCGCCACCTCGTCCGGGCTCACGTTCGGCAGCTTCCGCAGCACGGTCTCGCGGTCCAGCCACTGGGCCTCCTGCGCCACCATCTGCACCTGCTCCAGCTGGTTCGTCACGCGCTGGCGCTTGAACTCGGGGCTGTCCTCTATGCCCATCAGGGCCAGCAGCCGGCATACGGCCGTCTCAACCTGGTACTCGAAGTTGCTCGCGTTCTCGTCCAGCGGCTGGTATGCCGCCTCTATCTCCGTGGCGGTCTTGCTGCCCGCGCTGAGCGCGCTCACGTCCAGGCCGCCGAAGTCGCGGTAGATGCGGCGCTCCATGCCCTCCAGGTACGCCTGGCGCGCCTGGTACGGCACCTCCTGGCTGTACGGGGTCACCTTGCCGCCCTGGTCGGTGTCGGCGTTGGCTATGTGCAGCACCTTGAGGCGATCACGGAAGCGCGCCAGGTCGGAGTCGCTCATGCCGCCGCAGTTCTCCACGATCCAGTAGATCTGGCTCACGTCGGTGAGGTCGTTGGCGAAGCCTGACTGTATGAGGTCGTAGCTGTCGATGGCCTGGCGCATGCCCACCAGCGTGGACTGGTGCAGGCGGCTGCCCCACATGGGCACGATGGGCAGCGCGCCGTCCCAGTTGCCCTCGCCCACGACCTCCTGCGTGCCGTCGGGGTATGTGGCCACGCGCACCTGGTATGGCGTGAGGTCCTGGACCATCCTCAGGCGCAAGCCGTGGCCCGAGTCCTCCGTGACCCACGTGACGTAGCCCTGCTCGGTGTACAGCGTCACCGTCATCGGACGGTCGGCGTCCAGGCGCCAGAAGCGGATGCCGCCGCGCAGCGCGCCCGTCACCTCGTCCCACAGCGGCACGAACTCGGTCACCTCGAAGACGTAGAGGCGCGTGCCGGACCAGTACCCGAAGGCCACGCCGTGGATGAGCGCGGCGTATGCCCAGTCGCGCAGGTCGTGGTCGAATCGCGGGCCGAGCGCCTCTTTCGTGGCGTCCCCGTCGGCCGTAGCCCCGGCGAAGGTCACGCCGTTGCCCAGGCTGTACATGCAGCGCTGCGTGTTCAGGCGGCTGAAGAAGTTGCTGGCGACCTTCGCGTTGCTCGCGGTGAAGTCCTCCACGGGCGAGCCCGTGAGCGTGAAGATGGTCTGCACGTAGCGGTTGATGGTGACGTTGCGCTGGTGGTCGTACTCGTCTGCGTCCAGCGCCGTGCGGCAGAGGGGCCCGTGCACGTGCGCGTCGATGGCGGAGAGCACGAACGCCTCGCGGCCGCCGCCTGCCGTGGCCCGCTCGAAGTCCTGCCACGTCCTCATGCTCCTGCTGCTCGACGGCCCTGGCATGCCCTACCTCCCGAAGACGCCCCTGTACTCGTCACCGGGAGATTCAAGCGCACGGATAACTCTCTCCGTGGCGACCAGGTAGCGCAGCGCGTCGCAGGCGTGGTCGTCCACCTTGAGCGGCCTCTCGCCGTCCCCGTGCGCCTCGTCCCACACGTATCCGCCCAGCTCCCGCACCAGGGCCGGGCACGCCTCGCGGCCCACGCGCACCAGCCCCGCCTGCATGCACGCCGCCACCTCCCTGATGCCGTCCGACACGTCGTTGCGGGCGTGCCGCACGCGGAAGCGCTGGCCGCGCCTGCGCAGCTCGGCCATGAAGCTGGTGGCGCTCGGGTCCACAATCACCTCGACCTCGCCCGGCACCCCTGCGCACAGCGCGACGATGCGGTCCGCATAGTCCGAGTCGGTCATCTGGCGGCCCTCGGCGCGGCCGCTGTAGTAGAACTCGCGCACCGCGCGCCATACGCCGCCCTGGCGGGCCCACAGCAGCGCCGCGAAGGCGTTCTGCGTGCCGTAGTCCACCGACACGGCCCAGCGCACCGGCCTGCCGCCCTCGGGCCACCACGCGCCCTCAAGCGCCGACTCGTAGCCCGGCCACACCAGACCCTCGGCCCGCACCCACTCGCCGAGGACGTAGCGGCGGTAGAAGACGCCCGAGTACACGCGCTCGTAGCGGGCGCGCACCTCGGGCGTGAGGCCCGGGTTGTCCTCCATCGTGAAGTGCAGTCTCAGCGCGTTCTTCTCGGCGGCCCGGTCTATCCATTCGCGCTTGAACCAGTGCGTGGGCCCCTCGGGGTTGCAGTCGAACCACAGGCGGCCGCCCGGCACGGAGCATCGCGCCACCGCCTGCTCCACGAAGCTGCGCGGCATCAGCGCCACCTCGTCCATGAGCACGCCTGCCAGCGTGCGGCCCTGGATGAGCATGCGCGAGCCCTCGTCCTTGCCGCCGAACACCTCGAAGATGTTCGTACGGCCGTGCCACGACACCTCCATGACGTTCTCGCCGCCGCGCCAGCGCAGCCCGTAGCCCATGTGGCGCGTGGGCCACGCCATGGCCATGTAGGGCTCCACGACGTTCTTGCGCGCCGCGTCTATGGTCTTGCCGCAGATGCCCAGTCGCTGGCCCTGGAAGGTGCGCATGGCCCAGTCAACGAATGCCACGGACATGACGGAGGACTTGCCGGAGCGCACCGAGCCGTCGCACACCAGGGCGTCGTAGCCCGTGCGCGGGAACGCCAGCACCTGGAGCTGCCTCTCGCTAAGCCCCACGTCTGTCCCCGTCCAGCCCGCGCGCCACCTCGTCCAGCGCGGCGCTCAGCGGGTCCTCCGGCACGCCGGCGCCAGCCTGCGGGGCCTCCGGCGGGTTGTCGCGGTAGCCCGCGCGGTTCTTGAGGTAGAAGATCTGGGCCGAGACGCTGGGCGCCTTGCGCACCCTCGTCCTGCGCGTCCTGACGCCTCCGCCGGCGTCCGTCTCGGTGACCTCGGTCTCCTCGTACCAGTCGCCGACCGCCGCACGGAAAAGGGCGTTCTCGATGCACTCGACGCCCATCGCGCGGCCCGAGCGTATGGCCCCGTCAAGCTCCTGGTGCCTCTTGCACCATGTGTACAGCGTCTTTGGGTTGATGCCCATGTTCTGGGCAATCTCCTGCATCGTGCACCCGCGCGCGGCCCAGTTGGCCACGCGCTCAAGCTGGCTCGGCTCCGACCAGGCCCGCGCGAATCCGTCTACTCCCGCTGCTCCCATGCCAGAGATTGTCGCGGCGCGGGCACGGTGCCCACAAGCAATGCCGCACCTTTTATGGACTAGCGAATCTGGCGCACGTGCGCGGCTGGCTCACCCGACGTCCCCCTGATCGTACAGCTCCACGCCCCTGCTACCGTCCCTGGTCTCGAGAACTAGCCGGTACCCGCACGCGCGGGCTATCCTCGCGAACGTGTCAAGCCGCGGGGTTCCACCCTGCGCAATCGAGGCCGTTATGTACGACCTTGAGTGACCGAGGCGGCGCGACAAATCGGAGGGGCCAACCCCAGACGCGCCCATCATCCACCGCATGGCGGTCCTTGCGTCCATCACTTCCGCCCCCTCCTCTTGTGCTTCCTCTGCCTGCGCGCCGCGTTCTCGCGCGCCAGCCTGTCGCAGTTCCGGTCGCGCCAGTCCTTCTCGGCCTGCGCGCACTCGCGGCACAGGCCCCAGCGCCGCGCCTCCGGGTCCTCCACGAACACCGGGTGCTCGCCGCACCTCTGGCACAGTGGCACCACGCCCTCGGCGCGCCAGCGCCCGTAGCGGTCGCGTATCCGGCTTACCGCCTTGGGCGTGCGGCCGGGCAGCATCTCCGCCACCTCGTCCGCCGTCATGTCCGGGTGCCGCCACACCGTCTCCAGCTCGCGCCACGACCACGGCGGCCGCTCGCGATTTCCTGGGGCACGTGGGGCATTTGCCCCATGCCGCGCGTCCCCGTCGGCCGTCGTCACTCGCCGTCTCCCCCTCCCACGTGCCGCCTGCACCACTCCGAGAGCAGCCGCGTGCCGTCCGCCATGCCCTCGGCGTAGCCCGCGAGCCAGGCCGCGACGGAGACGGCGGCGGCCGCCAGGACCACGAAGAGCACCACCCAGCCGGTCATTCGCCACCGTCCCCTCCAACGAACCGTGTCGCGTCGACTCCCGCTGACGCGGCGAAGCGCGCGAACCTGCGCCCGGCCCTCATCGTCCTCCGTAACTCCGCCGCCCTCTCGATGCGCCGCCTGTCCTCAAGCGCGCTCCCGCGCATCCTCGCGCGCCTGGTCCTGTCCTTTGCCATCAGCGTTCGCCGTCCATTCTCCTCGCCCACGCGCAGTAGCCGTCCGGCCACGTGGTGCAGAGGTGGCGTGTGCACTCGTAGGGCCATATATCCCCGGTGATGCAGTCCGCACAGTCCCTGCATCTGACCAGCTCTCCGATTGTCTTTGCGTCCAGGATGCCGTCCGTCGTGTCCACGATGTACTCGGCCATCAGCGCTCGCCCCCTCTCGTGACGCGGGCGCCGCAGTTGGGGCAGAAGTTTGGCCACGGCTTGAGTATCGGCTGTCCGCATCTCGAACAGCGCGGCAACCTTATGCCCTCGAATGAGACTATCTCGCACGTCGGGTCCATGAGGTCGGCGAGGCGGGCGTACAACGTCGGGCGCTTCGGGTTGCTCGTGCCTATGATTCGTCGCAGCGTGACCTGAAAGCCCTGCCCGCCGTATGGCCTGCCAACGTGCCCGTCGTCAACTGCCGCCTTCCTCAGCCTCGCCGCCACCTCGCGGCGCTCGTCACTAGTCGGTGCCATTCGATGCCTCCTTGTGACGGCAGAAATAGCCGTCGAAGTCAACGAAACGCTCCGTGCCGTCATCCCCAGGCTCGATGAGCGTCACGCCCGACACGAACCCCAGCATGTCGTACTCGACGCCTGCGATGGTTCCGCTCCGCACTACGCTGTGGACGTCGAGGTCGTAGCCAAGCTCGTTCTCGCACACGTCAACCACGTCACCCATGCGGACGCATGCGTCATCAGCATCATCACCATCGTCCTCGTACGTGCAGTATCGGTCGGTGTCTAGCTGGTACGGTATGCGTGCATGCACGCTGTCTCTAGTCTGTGCCATTCTTGTGCATCCTCCTCGTCTCGGCGTGCTGTCTCGCGTCGTATCGCAGATGGCATGGTGCGCACATCGCGCGCAGGTTCTCGCGCGAGCAGTTCTCTGGCGTGTGGTCGAGGTGCGCCACCGTGAGCGTCCTGCGGTGCGTGTCGAACGGCTCGCCGGGACGGCGGCACTGCTTCCCGCACACCTCGCACCTCCAACCGGCCTCCTCCTTTACCTGCAATGCGATGGCATCCCAGTCGCTGGGATACCTATCGCGCTCCATCGGCATCGCTCGCCTCCTCAATCGGCTCCCCAAGGGAGCAGAAGTCCTGTGGCGTCGTGCCGTGGCCATCCCCGCACGAGCACCAGTCGATGGCACCGTCATTCACCCCAGACCAGAAGTACCCGCAGTGCTTACATCTCGTGATGCGCTCGCGTACCGGGATTTGGATGTTTCCAGACCCGAAGCTCTCAACGTCATCGAACGGCAGCTCGCACACGTACTCGCTCATCGCCCGTCCCCCTTCCCGGCCAGGGCGCGGATGCGCCCGGCCCAGCCGGTGGCACCGTCCACGCCTGCCTCCTCGATCTCGTCCGCGATGCGCTCCCAGCTGTCCGGGCGCTCGTGGTACAGGTCGCCCGGGCTGTGGTATTCCCCGTCGCATGGCCTGAGAAGCATCCAGCCACAGTCCGTGAGGCGCATGACCCTCACCAGGAACTCGCTCCCGTCCTTGCAGTAGGCGACCTCCTCCGGGTGTATCGGCCTCCCGTCCGCACCCACCGGAAGCTCCACCATCTCCGAGTCGATGCGGTCGGCGATGCGCCCGAGCCTGCGCTTCCCGACGTCGCTCGCGTGTGCGTATGCCCACTCCCGCAGCTCGTCTCCGATCGTGCTCATGCCGTCCCCCTTCCGATCGCTTCCACCCACGCCCGCGCCGTCGCCCGGGCCCGCGAATCCAATGCCGTCCATCGCATCTCCCTTGTACGTCAACGCACCTGGTAGGTAGTCCCTCTAGGTACGTATGTATGTAGGTAAGTAGGTAGGTAGGTAAGTAGGTGTTCAACACCAGTTCGAACACGTGCTCGAACACCGTTCGATGCACCGCACCTAGCACTGCTTGGGGCCCTCAGCCCCGCCATCCGCCTCCCTGCGCCTGCGCCTCGCCTCCCCTGACGCCCGGCCCGCCGCGCGCCTCTTCTCGCTTATCTCGTCACGCGCGGCCAGGCTCTCCGAGACGAGCGGCGAGTACACGTAGCCGTCGCCCTGTGCGAGCGCCCCGTAGCGCCCCATGAGCGCCACCAGCTCCCCCGTGGCCCCGCCGTCCAGCCCCACGCGCTCGGCCAGGTCGTCCCACTCCTCCGGGAGGGAGAGCGGGAGGCGCCCTCCCTCCTCGTTGAGGAGCAGGCACAGCAGGCGCACGTAGGCGTGGAAGCCCGCGTCTCCGAGCCTGCGGGTCACCTGGCGCGCCACGGTCGTGTCGCAGAAGCCGGCGTTGGTCGGGAAGTACGCGCCGCCCGTCATGACGCCTCGCCCCCGTCCACGACCTCCCGCTCGACGCGCGCCGTCCAGCCGCGGCTCTCCAGGAGCCTGGACATGGTGCGCGCCACGCCGTCCGCGTCCGCCGGCTCGCACTCGGCCACCAGGCGCACCGGGGGCGGCACGAGGCCGCCCGGGTTCATCCTGTAGGTGACCCGCACGAGCTGGCGGCGCGGCACGCCGGTCCAGGCGGCCAGCTCCCCGGGCGTCACCACCGAGTGTGTTCGGCGCCCGAGGCGGTAGGAGTCGCGCACGAAGGCGGGCATGTCACCCGTGCCGGCCATCAGACGCCTCCCTTCTTGCCTGCCGCCTCCACGCACCTCCTGGCGTTCACCTTCGTGGGGTTCTTGGCGTTGGTGGCAAGCCTCGTCCTGAGGACGGCGTCCGGGTGCTCGCGCCTGTACTCGCGCACGGCGCACCTGACGCTGTCCCTGTTCTTCGCGTACCTCTCGCGGTTGTACTTCGAGAAGCAGTCCCGGCACATGCCCCGGCGCCTGCCACGCGCCCTGTCGCTCCAGTTGAAGCACGTCTCGGGAAGCTCACGGCCGCACTTGGTGCATCTCTTGAGTCCCATAAGTGCGGCCCTAATCAAAAGGGATGTCCGCGTCGTACGGGTCGGAGGGCGCGCCCGCCTGCGGCTGGCCAAGCGGGGGCCGGTACGGCTGCCGGGCCGGTTCCTGCGCAGGTGCCGCGTAGGCGGGCTGCTGCGGCGCGGGTGCCGCGTGCGCCGTCGTCGCGTACGACATGACGGCCGCCCCCTGGCCGCGCGGGACGTTCGCCGTCATGCCCGGCCGCTGGGCCGCCATGCGCGGGCGCTGCATCAGCTCCACCTCCTCGGCAATGACCTCCAGCTTTGAGCGGCGCGTGCCGTCCTTCGCCTCCCACGAGCTGTAGCGGAGGCGCCCGTCTATCGCCACCTTGTCCCCCTTGTGCAGGATCGCGGCCAGCGCCTCGGCGCGGTTGCCGAAGACCACGCAGTCCACGAAGTTGGGCACGTCCTCCCACTGGCCCGTCTGCTGGTTCTTCCTCCTGTCGTTGACCGCCACGCCCACGCCGAGCACCTGCGAGCTGCCCGCCGTCTGGCGCAGCTCCGGGTCCCGCGTGAGGTTGCCCGATATGCAAACGCGATTGATTGCCATTTCTCCCCCTAGAAGTCGAAGCCCTCGTCCGCGACCGCCGGCTGCGCGGGCCCCTCGTACTCTGGCTCGGGCTCGACCTGCTCCGTCTGCGGGGCAGCCGGATACCCGGCGGCCTCCTGCTGCGGCTCCGCCGCCGCCACCTGGGGCTCGCGCTCGACCACTGCGGCCTGCGCCGCGACGGGCTCAGGCGGCTCCGGCACCTCGTCGCGGTCGTACAGTCCCCCATATGCGCCCGGGTACGCCTCTCGGAGCGCCTGCACCAGCGCGACCTTGCGGATCATCGTGGCTGGCTTGGAGAGCCACAGGCTCCTGTGCTGGTCGTACTCCTCAAGGCTCACCTCGGCGCGGCTCGGATGGCTGCGCGCCTTGTCGTACACCTCGGCCCAGCCGCCGACGAGAAGCTCCTGCGACTTGCTGTAGATGGTCCCCTCGCGGTAGCCGAACTGGCCGGCGCGCTTGTCCCAGACCACGATGCCTGCCTTCACGCCGTCGTAGCCCGGCTGCTGGGTCGCCGTCCGCACGAAGTAGTCCTTGGAGACGATGACCGATGCCTCGACCCTGCCGGTCTTCTTGTTCTTGTACGCGGTCATGTAGGCGTCGCCCGCCAGCGGGTTGAGGTGCCTGGCCTGGCACTTGGCCATGAAGCCGTACACCTCGCGCTCGTCCACCGGAAGCCCGCCCGTGATGACGTACTTCGCCACGATGCCCGGGCTGAGCCTCACGTCGCTGCCGTCGCTCGCCTTGTATGTCACGATGCTCTTCTCCATCGCTAGCTCATCCTCTCGTCGTGCCAGGGGCCGCCGTGGACCCCCGGTATCCTCCTCATCGCCGCCACGAACTCGCGCGCCCTCTCCTCGGGCACCGTCACGCGGAAGACCATCACCATGCCGGGCGCGGCGGCGTCCTCCACGGGTCGCCCTGCGGCCGCCTGCGGCTCCGCGTCCCCCGCCGTGGGCGCTTGTGCGGGGGCGGGCGTCTCCGGGGCGCTCGCGGCTTCCTGGCGTCCCGTGGGGGCATCCTTGGCGGGCATTGGCTCCGCCTCGGCCATGCGCTCGCGCCTCGCGCGCTCCGCCTCGGCCATCCGGTCCCGCTGCTCGCGCAGCGCCTGGATGCGCCGGCACGACCCCTCCAGGTCGAGCGTCCGCAGGTACTCGGCGCGCAGGGCCTCGGCGTCCCGGGGCTCGTAGCCCATGCCCGCTATCGTCTCCAGGTCGCGGGGGATGACGTGCTCCGCTATCTCGGCCACCTCGCCCTCGATTGCCACGAGGTTTGCCCCGTAGAGGTCCCACTTCTCCCGGTGCGCGTAGCGCTGCCAGACGGTCTCGAAGGGCACCATGGCCGCCACGTCGCCCTGCGTCTCCGCGTACCAGGCCGCGACCTCCTGCGTGCGGCTGTCCACGCACGTGCGCTCCCACTCGGCGAGCGCGGACCTGTACGCGTCGTCCACGTCCGCCAGCGGGGCCAGCAGGTCGCGCACCTGCGCCTCGAAGCCGCGCACGGCGTCCCTGATGGCGCCCACCTGGGCGCGCCTCGCGTCCTCCACCTCCCTGATGGCCTTGCGCGCCTGCGTGCGCGCCCGCTTGCTCTCCCGGTAGTCCTCCGCGCTGGTGATCTCGTGCGGCACGTACTCCGCCGCCGCCTCGGCCACCCTCGCCCTCTGCTCGGCCAGCCACCTGTCCGCGCCGCCTATGACCTCCGGCACGTCGATGACCTCCGGCGTGACCTCCTGCACCTCGGCCATGCTCAAACCTCCATCTGCGTCTGGCGCGGCCCATCGCCGCGCACCTCGTCCCATCCGACCCTCACCACGGTCCGCTCGCCCTCGCGCCTGGTCCGGTCGCGCTTGACCACCGAGAGGGCCGTAACCTGCGTGTCGTCCTCCCACGCGACGCCGTTGAGGGCGTCCAGGACGAGCTTGGCCACGTTGTCCGCGTCCGGCTTGACCACGTCCGGCTCGCGCTCCACCCTCTTCGGGCGGCTCGCCGGCAGCCTCCGCTCGGTCTCGACGGACACCGCCACCGGGACGCCCCTCGGGGCCATGGGCACCCCGGTCGCCAGGAAGGCGGCCTGCACCTGCGCCATGGCGTCCGTGGTGGCCGTGGGCGTGTACGCGCGTCCCGTGGCGCGCACGAACCTGGCGCGGCCCTTGCCGCGCACCAGGGGCACCTCGAACTCGACCCTCACGCCGCCACCCCCCTGAAGGGGCACTCCCCGCAGGCGTGCCCGTCCGTCAGGACCTCGTAGACCGCCATGCCGTCCGGGTCCTCCTCCCCGCAGCGGTCGGCCACGTACCAGGCCAGCCACGCGCACAGCTCGGCGTGCGGGCACGTCGCTCTGACCGTGGTCGCCCACGGGTCGAACCCATCGTCGCCCGGGCACGGCTCCGCGCCGTAGAAGTCCGGGACCTCCGTCCCTGCCATCTCCCCCACCCCCTATCCGACGAGCCCGGCCAGGAACACCAGCGCCCACAGGGCGCCGCCGAGCGCGAGCGCGTCCAGCGCGTCCTCGCGCGTCAGCCCGAGCAGCCTACGCATCGGCCTCGCCCTCCCTCCCGGACACGAGCCGGTACAGGTCGCCCCACCAGATGCGGCACCCGCGCACTCCCCCGTACGGCATCACCGCGCGCAGCCTGCCGTCCGCGACCATCTGCCTGATGGCCTTCTGGTTGAGCCCCGTCTCGCGCGCCGCCTGCGATATCGAGAGCGTCTCGACGCCCGAGTGGCCTACAATCTCCCCTGACATGCGAACTCCTTTCCATGTCCCCGCCCCTAGCCGTCGCACCGGCCGGGGGCTATTTCTTTGCTCAAATCAGACCTGCCTTGTAAATGTCGGAAAGCATCGCTGGGAGACTGTCCATCGCGACGCTTGCACGTCGGTACGGAATTCCGCTCACGTACACATGCTCCTGGGAGCCGTCTTCGCTCTTCTCGTACACGAGCGGAGATTTGGCCAGGTAGTCATATCTGTGTGCACCGCACTCGACTAGTGCCTCGCTGATGCGTTGCACAAACAGCGCCTTGTTCTCGGACATGCAATCCATCTGTCTACCTCCAAATCCAAATAGAGCTTTGTCGTCGCCATCTCTAACCCCTCTCGCATGACTTGAATTTAATTCAATTACCTAGGCAAAAAAATCTCGTCCCGGCGCACGTGCAGGAACTGGCAGACCTTATCCAGGTCAGCCACCCTCATGCATCCAGGGTCCCGCTCGTACCGCTGGTACGTGGGATAGGAGACGTCAAGCAGGTTGACCATCGCCCTCTTGGTGACCCCACGCGAGCGCCTTATCTCCGCCAGCGTCTGCTTCATCCTCTCACCTCCTCATGTCTTGAATCATATTACACCAAATTACAATCCATTCAATACTCACTTTGAATATATTTGAACTGCACTTCAAATAAATTTGAAATGGGGTGTGATATGGGATTCGCGCGCAACGTCAGGGCGAACCGCGAGCGGCTCGGCCTCTCGCAGGAGGAGCTGGGCAGGAAGGTCGGCCTCACCAACTCGGCGGTGAGCCAGTGGGAGTCCGGGAGGGCAA